TATCGCTAATAACTAACAACATCATCTCTGTTACTGGGATTGGGGGTACTACAGCACTAGGCACCTCAGTTATACGTGCGACGGCGGAAATATACCCGACCACCGTGCTGGGAACCACGCAGCTTGGAACAGTCGCTACTATTAGCAAGGCAAACGTCTACCTAACAGGGGTTTCCGCCGAAGGCTATATTGGTTACACTAACGTCTGGGGATTGGTGAACACGTCGCAGACGCCAAACTGGACCGCCATATCAACATAAGGCAAATAAATGAGCAGCACTTATTCACCCAATTTACGTATTGAGCTAATCGGCACGGGCGACCAGTCCGGTAGCTGGGGTACGACCACAAACACCAATCTCGGCACACTGATTGAAGATGGTATTTCTGGGTATGTTGCGGTATCAGTAACAACCGCCAACCAAGCCCTCACAGCAAACAACGGCACAGCCGACCAAGCACGAAACGCAGTTTTAGCGTTGACAACCACTACCGGGGCAAACTTCGCGGTCTACGCTCCCCCGACTGAGAAGACGTACACTGTCTATAACGCTAGCGCCTATACCGCAACAATTTACAACTCCACGGTACTTGGCAACACCACTGCTGCAGGTGCCGGGGTCGCAATCCCAACAGGTAAAACAGTAACGGTTTGGACTAATGGGACCGCCTTCGTTTTCCAAAACAACCACCTTTCCTCGTTAACGCTGGCAACAGATTTAGCTATAGCTGATGGCGGTACAGGAGCATCTTCCGCTAGCAACGCACGCACGAACCTCGGGCTTACTATTGGCGCGGATGTTCCCTCTCCTACGGGTACCGGGGCTTCAGGTACATGGGCAATCAATGTTACAGGCAACGCCGCTACGGCTACAAGTGCTACAAACGCAACGAATCTAGTCACAGCCGCATTTTCCGTTGTAGAGTCTGGGGGTAAGTTGTACTTTAAATATGGGGCAACAAATATCGCGTCCCTTGATTCAAGCGGCAACTTTACCTCACTAGCTAACGTAACCGCCTACGGCACACCATAAGGAACTAACATGGCGTTACCAGCATCAGGGGCTATATCCCTTAGCCAAGTAAGCGTAGAGCTAGGGGCGGGGTCTACATCTACGAGAAGTTTGAACGACTCCACCACACGCACATTGTTTGGGGTCGCTAGTGGTCAAATTTCTTTATCGCAGGGTTACGGAAAAGCAAACCAGTTTGCGTTTAGTATTTCAAGCAACCAAACAAACGCAAATCTTGCAACACTGGCAACAAACGCAGGTTGGAACGGGACAAGCAAAGTTGTAGCAACAATTAACTCTGGAATTTACATTAGCAGCAACAGCACGGGTACACCTGCATTGACTGTCAGTGGTTCATTCCCCGGTGGGCTTGAGTTGACGAACAATGGGTACATTGTGGGTGACGGCGGCAACGGTGGTGCTGGGCGTGGTTCTAACTCCTCCGGCGCTCCATCCGGCGGTTCTGGTGGCTCTGGTGGAGGATTGGCTCTTTCCGTTTCTTCTGCCATTTCCATTAACAACGCTTCAGGAACAATTGGTGGCGGCGGTGGTGGTGGTGGTGGCGGAGGTAATGGCTACTGGTTCTTCTACGAGGCTTATTCTGGCGGCGGTGGCGGTGGTGGTGGGGGCAGATCAGGCACAACAAACTCATCCGGTGGTAGCGGGGGTGTAAAGGGGACGAATTCTGGTGGTAATGGCGCCTCTGGTGGCGCAGGAACAACCTCTAGTGCGGGCGGCGGTGGCGGCGGAAGCGGTAGCAGCAGTCCGTACAGAGGCGGAAACGGAGGCGGCGGTGGTAGCTGGGGTGCCTCTGGTGGTAGTGGCGCAGGTGGCCAGTTCAGCGGCGGCGGCGGTTCTGGTGGCTCTGGCGGCGGCTTAGGCGGAGGCGGAGGCGGTGCTGCCGTGTCTGGCAACGGAAACATCACTTGGTTATCAACAGGAACAAGATTAGGGGCAATTTCATGAGCATCATATACACATACGAAATTATTTCCGTTAATGAAACGGCTCGTTGTATGGAGGTTATCTACTCGGCAGAGGGACACCAGACTATGCACATAGGCGCTAGGTTGCCTTTTGAGGGCGAATCTATTGAGGATGTCATTAAGGCATTTGCGCCTGTACCTCTATGGGTTGATATGGCAACACCAGTAATTGTTCCATTGATAGGGGTTACCGGTGTCATTGAGCCTGAGCCTGAGCCTGAGCCAATAGACGACATACCAGTAACAGAGGTTTAAATGGATACGCCTCACGTCCAAATAGGCTGTGTAGCTAACCTGTTTTCTCGCCAGATGCACTTCAAGAAAGCTGGCGATTTAGAGCATGGGCATACGCACCCATTTGACCACTTAACTTTGCTGGCGGCTGGTTCGCTTAGTGTCACTGTCAATGGCAAGACGACCGATTTCACGGCTCCACACATGATTTACATTAAAGCCGAGTATGAGCATGAGCTAGTGGCTCTTGAAGATAATACGGTTGCGTTTTGCATTCATGCATTGCGCAACGGGGATGGCGTGGATGACATTATTGACCCGGCCAGCATTCCATCAGGAGTCAGTCCACTTTTGGTTGCAAACTCTGTGGTGGATTAAAAATATGACAAATGAATTTCAGCTAACAGACGCGCAGATTGACGGAGACAATATTTAAATGGAAAACATAGACCCAATTCAGTACGGCCGCTTGATTGCTCAAGTTGAAAATTTGACAACTAAAGTCGAGTCGATGGACACGGACATCAAAGAGCTGCTCGCCCTGGCGAACAAAGGGCGCGGTGGTTTTTGGATGGGCATGACAATCGCGAGCATGCTGGGCGGTGGCCTTACTTGGGCTTTGAGCCACTTTAGGTAATGCTGGCTGAATTGGCGGTTGCTAATGCATCGACTTGGAGGTCTCAAAATGTTGGCTGAGTTGATGATTGCAAATTCCGCATTTGCGGTTATTAAAGAAACCGTAGCCAATGGTGGGGACATCATGGCAGCGGGGCAGCATCTTTTCAGTTTCTTTGACAACAAAGCGGCGATAGCTAAGAAAGCCAACGCAAGCGGCTCTGATTCAGAAGCGTTCTTTGCACTAGAGGCTATTAAACGAAACGAACAAGAGCTGCAAGAAATAATGATCTACTGCGGGCGGGCTGGCTTGTGGGACGACTGGCTGCAGTTTCAAGCGGAGGCAAAGCGAAAACGAGATGCAGCGGTCAAGGCTGAAGCACTAGCTAGATACAAGCGCAAAGAACAGATTTGGGCGTGGGTTAACGGTATTTTTATAACGGTGTCTGTTTTGTCTGGCGTGATTGTTATCGCTATATTGGTGTGGGCTATATATACAAGGGGCGGAAATGGATGAACTTATTTCAATGGTTAAGGGCTTCGCGCCCGGTATTGCTACTGTACTTGGTGGTCCTCTGGCTGGCATGGCAGTTAGTGCGCTTTCTAAACAGCTTGGCGTCAAAGACGAAGTAGATGCTGTAATGCGGGCAATTAACAAAGACCCCGAGGCGGAGGCAAAAATAAAACAGCTTGAGCACGACAAATTCAAAGCGATTCTTGCCGATAAAAACAGTGCTCGCGAGCGCGAGATGGCTATCGCTTCAAGTACAAATGCACCTCTCCTTAACAAAATTGTGACACCCGCTTTGGCGCTGGGTGTTGTAGGCTTATCGTTCCTGCTGTTCGCGGTGCTGATCTTTGTGGAAGTGAAGCCCGAGGCCAAGGACATCCTGATTTACATCTTGGGCGTGCTATCCGCCGCCGTAACACAAATCCTCAGCTACTACTTCGGCTCTAGCGTTGGTAGTAAAGATAAAGGTGAACAGTTGAGGTCCGTTGTAAAATAGTTTGGGAGTACGCCATGTCTTTCTGGATACCTGTTGCGTTTATTTGTTTCACTAATGGTGCCTGCGGGTTTGCCAACGGCGCATTAACGGCAACCATCAACCAATGCGAACAGAAAAATTACGTGCTCAGACACAAACTAGCCATGGACCTAAGCGTTAACGCTTTTGAGCTTACGTGCGTACAGATACCCAAAGAAGAGTTTATATGAAACTAACAGCTAACTTCTCCCTTGCGGAGATGACCAAAAGCGAAACCGCCCTACGCCATGACATCGATAATACCCCCGATGCCGACCAGCTAGAGAACCTGACTATTCTGTGCGAGTGCGTGCTGCAGCCTGTGCGGG